ATCTTCATCATCAACTCCTAATGTTTCCTTAAACATTGGAAGTAGATCAGCGTAAACAGTTTTAAGATCAGACTCAGATAAATCACCTTTACCACCTGTTCCACCTTTACCTTCTTTTCCTTCTGTGTCACCATCATCATCTGCATCAGGGTCAGCATCAGGATCTTCTTTTACATTTGTAGAAACAATATTACCTTCGTCATCTCTGACTGTACCTGAGTACGCATCGATCATTCTTTGATCAGTGTCGATTGGTTTAACAGTATTTAAACCCTCTCCCCCTATTCCCGTGATATAGGCACCTAAGTTAACAAGAGGTCTAAATCCATAGTTATAAACAAAATCATTTGCCGTAGTCATTAACCTTTGAGTTCCACCTTTTAATGTAGGAGGAAATAAAAATTCTTCAGCTTCTGCTCTTGTCATGTTGTCAAAGTTTTGAGGAACTCCGACCATTTTTTCAAAAAATGTTCTGCTATCTTCGACTACATCTCCGCCTTCTTGATAACCTGTTCGATCAACAAGGCCTGACATAATACCTTGATTAGCCATGCCTCCTCTACGAAACATAGGTCTTTTTAAAACTCTACTTGGCATTACCTTAATGCTCCTAAGATTCCTGCTACACTAGTTCCGATTCCTAATGCACTTTGTAATGGGCTAGGACTAGGTTGTGTTTTAATAACATCACCAAAGTTTTGCATACCACCCATTAATCCCGTAACACCCGAACCAAATACATTTAATCTTTGGAATGGTTCGTACGCTGCTGTTTGAGCTGCTTGTCTTCTTGCATCTTCAATGGCTTGTTGTTGAGATTGTTGTATACCACCTACTGCACCTAGCGTTTGTATATCTGCTCTTTGTGCTTGTGGTAAAAATTGTCCAAGACCTTGTTGCGCTTGTGCAAGTTGTCCTTGTTGAGTAAATGCTCTGTCAGCTGCGGATTGCGCTTGACCAAAACCTTGTTGTAATAAACCTGAAAGCACTGATGCCCGGTTCCTGTCGCTTGCTGCATCAAACTCAGCTAACTGCACACCTTCACGGCCACCACCAAATGCTCCAGCAGCAATAGCTCTTTGTCCTATGTTTTGTCTTTGCATCGCTGCTTGTCTATCAAAATCTTGTAATGTCGCATCAATAACATCTTGTTGATACGGCGACATAAATTGTTTGTAAGCTTGTGAACCTGTTAGTCCACCTGCTGTTGTTAATGCTTGTTGTGCTGATGTTAAAAATGGTTGATAAGAACCAACACCTGATGCTGCTAGTTGTGCCGCTTGTGTTTGTAGTGCATCTTGTGCTGCAACTGTTGGTGCAAACTTAGATGTGTCTACGGGTTTACCAACTTGTTTTGTTAATTGATCTGCGTATGTTTTACCAAGCGCCTCGATAAACGGTGCTGGTAGTTGTCGTGTTTGTGTAATTTCAGCCATTATCTCATCCTATTTTCTAAACTTTTCATTGTGTCATACATTCTTTGTGCACCTTTTTTAACACTTCCACCACCTGCAGCTCTTACGGCATCAGCTGTAAATACAAATTCGTTTTTACTTAATCTTGCGGGTACGTCATCAGCCCGTTCTTTTTTACCGATAGGCACAAAACCACCACCTCGTAAATCCATTTCTTTGCCACCTAAATTCATTATACCACCATCTTTTTTACCTTCAACCATTATTAATGTTTCACTCATCTCCTCATCGTCTTTACCTTTTCTGTCTAACATACCAACAGGGTCTAGGACAGCTTTCATACCACCCTTCATTTCTCTGCCCATATCATCGACAGCTTGTTTAGATATGTCAGGTAATCTATCATACATAGCTCTAGCCATTTTATAATTCATACCCATTGGAGTTGCTACTTTATATAATGTAGTTGCAATATCTACTAATGTTCCTGCAACCTTTTCTAATCCTGATGGTCTTACATCTTCCATCATAGATTCTTCCATAACTTCTTCTTTACCTTTCGGTCCAACCTCCATCTCATCAACGTCAGCCATTATAATACCACCATCTGCTGCCATGGTTTTTTGGTCGGCAACTTTTCTTCTTCTTTTAAATTCTAAATAATCTTTATATAATTTATCTCTTGTATTTCTTTTTTCTTCTTTTCCTCTTCCTTCTAGATATTGTTCAAAAGTTATGCCACCATCTTTGTAACCCATGATACCACCATCTTTTGCTCCTTGGTATTCGATGCTTTGTGATGTAACAAAATCCTCTAATTCACCTGGACTCATGGCTTGATCTCCAAATGTATCTCCAACATTACCATAGTATTGTTTTAAGTATGGTCCTAGTTGTTCTATTCTAGCTTGGTATTCTTCCTCTGTTTCTTCAGGTTTTTTTGCAAACAAACCACCTAATAAACCTGCTCCTGCTCCAATTCCTAATATACCTTTTGCTCCTCCTAAACCTTTAGCCATTGCACCAAGTGATCTACCTAATCTAGCGGCTTTCATAGATTTTGATAAAGCTAATGGTCCCTGCATTCCGCTAAAACCAAATTTAGCGCCTGATAAAAAAGAAGGTCCAAAATAAGCACCAGCAGCTAGTAACGCTGCTTTACCTATAGGACTTTTAACTATTTTTTTGATAGGTCTAGTAATCTTCCTTACGAGGCTACCTAGTCCGTATAGTTGTCTTGGTTCTTGCATTCTTGAAATTGCCATAATCTTTTAAAATATCCTATTTTTAATCGTTTTACAACTCCTTCGATTGAGCACCAATATTGATTTGAGCGACCTTAACATGCACATCTCTTCTTATATGTTCTCTTTGAGTTGCAGTATTAGGGTCATTTACATCAGCATCTGCCTCAGCGTCTGACATATACTCTTGTCCTGTTTGAGTATTAGTCAAAGTAATCTCTACTTCAGGGGTGATAACCTTAGTTTTTTTACCCTCTATTATCTTAATTTCTTCTTTAGCTTCTTGTTCTATGAACGGCATATTCCTCCTATGATCGACTAATCTGTAATACAGAAGCGGTCATCTTTATTACATTAGTCTGTGTTGTTTGCATTTTTAGTATATCTCCTGCTTCAAGTATAAGGATGTTGTTAAATGTAAGTAAATCAACCCCATCGCTTGCAAGAACATTTGATACTTCATATTCAAAATCAGTAGAACTTGAAGCATCAAAAACTTTAATTGTAACATCTAACGCACTCCCGTGTGTGTTAAACAATTTAATTGTTTTAATAATACTAGTTGTAGCGTCAGGTGAAGTGTACATACTAACATCACTTCCTGATGCGTTAACCACTGCTTGAATATTCTTGTATACATTAGCCATTACAATGAAAAGAAAGTAAATCTTTCTGTTTCCTCCTTTTGATTCTGTAAGAACGTTGAGTTTAATTGTTCAACAACAGACTGTAAGGCTCTGTTAATTTGTCGTTGGTTATCAACTTCATATTTTTCTTTTGGTTCTGGTAATCTTACTACTATCTTTGTCATTATTCTGTGTCTCCTGGAGAGAAAGGATCATCATAGTTTCCTGTGGATGCATCAAAGCCACCGCCATAACTTGCCCTTCCTGGATCGTTGCTAAAGTCTCGATAAGCTCTATCACTTCTTCTCTGATCTCTTTGTCTTTGTCGTTCTTGTTCTGCTCTTTGTCGTTCTAATTCTTTTTGTTGTCTTGCTTCGTCAGCTAATTTTTTAGAAGCCATAATTTTTTCTTGCGCTGCTCTTATCAATGCTATTCGCTCTGCTTTTTTCTGCGCTGATAATTTACCTTTATTAATTCTGTCTATTCTCTTTTCAAAAGTTTCATCATCTATGTTGTATAAATTATATCCTGCCATAATATTATTAGGATCCATATAATTTCCAGTATTAACAATTCTACCAATGTCATCAACTCTTATACCTAGATTACCTGCAATGCCTTCTTGAATTGATCTTGTATTAACAGGAAGAAATCTATTTGCTAAAGTTGCTAAACCTTTAACTGCACCACCAATAGGATTTATGGCTGTACCTACTAAATTAAAAAGTGGATTGTCCATTAGACCTTTTACTTTTCCAATTCCTTTTGCTAACATACTTTGTTTACCTGGTTCTAAATTTACATTAGGCATATCTCCATAGTAAGCACCTGCTAGTGTTGCTTCATTTGCAAACGGATCATTAATACCCATACTTGCTAATTGATTACTTCGTTGCATAGCTTCAAATGCTGCGGGAACTCTAGGGTCTGCTCTAAAGGGTTGAACATTACTCATTATACCACCTCCTCCACCACCTGTTGGAACAAACGGATTAAAACCAGGGGGAGTTACTTGTGCCCCGGTCCCTGTTCCTGTGGTATTTGCACCTCCGCCAAGATAATAGTTATATAAATCAAAGATCCTATTTGGCGTAGGTCTATAATTTTCCATAAAGTTTACTACTGGTTTAACCATTATCTTCTCCCATCAGGTTGTAAATCAATTCTAACTGTACCAAATCTCCATGTTTCTGATGTAGAACTATTAGAGATTTGAATATTAGCAAATCGACCACGTGCTCGTGTATCTACTTTAGTCGTTGATGACGTTAATGTAAAGGGACTATACGTGCTTGTCGTATCTGATTGTGCAGGAAAATCTTTTATACCAACGGTTAGTGTTGCATTTCCCGTGAGAACTTTAAAGTTAGGTAGTATTCTTCTCATTGCTAGAAAGAACTCACCATTACCCTGAACATCTAAGTCAAAGTCATAAGATTTTATATTTGATGCGATAGCCGTGGTTGAACCATCAGGATTAATTTGATCGGTTCCAACCTCATGTTCAAAATAAGTTGTTTGACCTAATCCACTTAAACCTATTATACTAGGAAAAGTTCCCTCTGCGCTATCATCAAATTTAGTTGCAAAAGGTTTTGGATATACAATAGAGTCAACCCAAGTTGTCCGAGGTTCGTTTCCTGTATACCATATTAATCCGTTTTGTGGATTAGACTCACCATAATTATAAACTACATACCTATTATTATAAGCCGATCCTGAAGTTGGATACCACCAAATTACTTCTGAAAACAAATTGTTTATACCTGCACAAACTTGTTGACCTTTAGTTGTATCAAAGTCATCATAAACGTAATCTTCTACAGAAGATAATAATGTTTTAACTGTACCATCAAAAGCAAAGAAACCATTATTACTTATCCAATAAGCTACACCATCAATTTCAACAGCAGCATTCTGACCTATTAACCCACAGTTTGTACCAACTTGTTCAAAACCAAATGTAAACGGAGCACCAACAAATTTCATTGTGTATAGTGCATTATCTGTCCATACTAGAATATTTTCTTTAGCAACCAAAGCACCTACAATTTTTGTACCATCTTGTAATCTTTGTGTACCCGCAGAATTGATGGCTGTAGGTGTATAGTCATTGATAGATTCTTGATCTGAAAATCTAATAAACATATCATCTTGTGTAGTTGGATCACCAATAGTTGTTTCTGTTCCAAAGTGAATTAAGTGTCTTGTTGTTGGTGATATCAAAGTTGTTCTAGTTGCTGTTGGATTACCAAGTGAACCACTAATTGCTGTAGAAAAACCAGTGGTTGTTTTAGATGCTCTTGTTGTAAAATTAGCTGCAATAGAAGAATCCCAAGTAAAAGTTTCACCATTAGCAATAGTTGCTACCAACACTTGACCAAAGTTACTTAATGACCATAGCCCTGGTTCAAGAGTCACGGTTGATGCAGATACAGCATCTCCAAACCCTGTCCATAAAGTTGCATCTTGAACGGTTGTGTTTGTAGAATGAGCTTGACCATTAGATGTGCCAGCTGTTGCTGTTCCTTTGGCACCTCTAGTAATTCCTAAAAAGTTTGTAGCGTTTGTTGATGTGTAAGTTATTAATTCTGCACTTGGAACTGTGCCCACAGCAATAGTTCCTGCTGATGCAAATCCCGCTGTAGCATCCACAGTTACACTTGTTCCTGATCCTCCTGTACCTGCTGTATCAGCATTTAATGATCCATCTAATTCTGTGCTTTGTGATCCTGTTATTGTTCCACCATAATTACCAATACCAAAACCATAACCATAGGATTGTGCCTCTGGTCCAACCGTTTGATAGGGTTCCACTATGCAAGAACTTCCCGAAGTTAAATCAGAACCACCTCCATTAGCTTCTGCTGATGGTGATGTAATTGTAAATGTAGTTGATGTGGGAACTGTTATAACTTGACAAAGTTTATCTTCAAAAGTTGAAGCAGCAATACTTGATCCTGTTGGCATCGTTACTGAATCTAATTCTACTATATCTCCTACTTCTAAATCATGATTGGTTGATGTTGTAATTGTAACAGCAGTTCCTCTAGTAGTGCTTGTAGTAATCGTTGAACCTGTAAAAGTTATTTGAGTTCCTGCATTATTACTTCTAAAAGGAGTAATATCATAAAGAGCACCTTCAAAGTAAATAAGTAAAAATTTATCTGTGCCTATGGCTACATATCTATTACCATCAAGATCTACGAAGGCGTGTTGTTTTCTAGCAACTCCTACAATAGTATCAGGAAGTAATGAAGACCATCCTCCAACTTTTTCAGGAAGGTTATATCTAAAACGAACATTATCAGAGTCAACCCATCTATTTTCTGCACCAACAGAAGTGTCTTGTTTGTCTATGCCCGATCTAAATTTGAAATCAATTAGAGCCATTAATTAAGCCCCTATGCTGTGTTAGTCTTAAATGCCCAACCTCTTGTTGCATCTACATAAACTAATGTAACTGCTTGACCAGCTGTGCTTAAAGTTAAGTTGGATGCAGATGAGTTTATAGGCTGACCATTTCTATCTACTGTTACATTGTTAGAGTTAAAAGTTCCTCTTGCATCAATAATAGTTACCTCTTCTCCAACAGATGGCGATGAAGGTAAGTCTATTTCAATTGGGTTAGCAGTTGTGTTTGCTAAAATTTGATCTCCGTTAACTGAAGGAAAAGGACTGTTTGAATCAGTTATAGATGCATAACCTTTTTCAAGAATAGTCATAACAGTTTCTGTTCCGTTTGATCTACAAAGAACAGTTGAGCCCACTGGTATTTGAGTAGTAGTACCACTTGCTGTTAAAACTCCTAACGTTCTATTTGCTGTGCCTCTAACAGTATCATCTTTCATAACCCACACTCTAGTTACACCTGAACCACTTGGCATTGTAATTGTTCTGTTACCTGCTAAAGTTCCATGTAATCTTAAGTATGCGTTTTTACCATTGGATGTAGCACCATCTGTAAGTAGTAATGTAACACTAGCTCCCGCCATGTCTACATCTAAAACTCCTGATGATCCTTGTTCCAAGATTTGTAAATTAGTATTAGTGATTCCACCCCACTGTCCAGCTTTCTCACCTGTTGTTATAATTTCTAGTTTTAGATCTGATGAAAATGTTGATGCCATATTAATTTGTATCTATTCGTGTCCAAACCATGTCTACGCCTGGAACTATTTCACTCCATGTTATTGCTGCAACTTCACCTGTAGCTAGAGTTAAATCAACTCCTGTAAGGTCTATATTTGCGTCAGCGGTTATTGTAACACTTCCTGTAGCCAAGGTCAATTGGTTTACAGTAGGCGTAAGATCTACGCTTGTGCTAGCATCAGCTGTTCCTGTGGTTAATGTAACTTGACTACCTGTAGCAGTAAAATTAGAATCTGCTGTAATTGTTAATGTTCCAAGGCCAAGTGTTAGTCTATTTGGATTTGGTACTTCTGTAATAGAATCTGCGGTAATAGCAGGATTTCCAATACTTATCGAAAGTTGATTACGAACTACACTTACTTGTACATCACCAGCTGTTTGAGCTGTTGCGAATGGTAGTGCCGATATTGCGTCAAATCCTAAACTCATAAAATTCCTTAAAAGGGGACAGTAGGTATGTGGTGGTGTACTGCCCCCATCTAAGAATTATATCATCGTTTAAACCAAGAGGGAAGACCTAAATGTGGACGCTTGTCAAACATATTGTCTTTAGCTCCAGGGGTCTTACGATTGTTATAATGCAGAAAAACCTGTACACATTCTTTTCCTTTAAATTTTTCTCTCCAATGTTCTAATTCTACACCTCTATAAACCAACATATCACCTGGTTTTAAATCTACTCTAACCCCTTTTGATTTGCTAGCTGCCGTAATATTTTTACCATCTGGTGCACCAACATTTTCATTTGGACTTAAATATATAGGCCAATCATCACCGCCAAGATTCATGGTTGTAGATATTTCACAAGAAAATCTATCCTTGTGTCTTTTTAATTCGTCACCTTTTTTATATATTCTTGCATAAGTATAAGCAGGATATAATTTTAATCCTGTTGCTTTTTCCATACCTGGTTGACATTTTAATAATAAAGTTTCCATAGCCATATTAGCATATTGAGAGTATGTATTTGGAATCTGTTCGTTTTCACCTTCATAATATCCAAGTATATTTTCAAAAGGAGAAAAGTATCTAGCTTGTCTACAAGTATCATACACCTGCTTTTGCATTAAAAAATAATTTGCAATGAAAGATGCTAGATCTTTTGATATTGCTTGACGAATAACTGTATATTTTTTATTTTTAAACATCTTTAGCCATTTCTTTTGGAACTGCTTGTATGTTCCAATGTATAAATCTAAATGGTTCAGTACCAAAATCTACTGCATATTCGTGTTCCAAGAACCCTGGAAATATAATTAAAGTGCCTGGTGTAGGTTTATAATGAATTAATTCTGTTCCTCCCCATACACCTTTGATGTCTGGTTTCATTTTTAGTTTAGTAGCCCTAGCACCTGTTCTCGGTTCGTGAAAGATTGGGTATGATGTTTTATCACTACATTTTAAAAAATAAAATCCTGATACATGTTGGTTCCAATGTATGTGCGCTGAATGATGACCACCACCTTTTTTAGCAAACTCTTGAACCCATAGTTCAGTAAACATAGTTGTGTATTGTGACATATCATAACCTTGATGATCTAAATACTCCCAAGACTTTTGACCAATGTAATTTCTAAAATCTAAAAAATCATTGTCGGCTGTAAGTGGCGTTGAATGATATGATCTTCCAAAATCACCGTGTTTTTTTATATATTCTTTTTCTCTTTTACGAGCATCACTAATATATTTGTTACTTGCTTTGTTCAAAGATTTTACAAACTCTGGTTTTTGTTCTGACCAAATTGTTGTGTTAAAATAATTATTTATATACATTATCTAAATGGCTTTCCTAAATGCCAGACAACAAGACTATATCTTGTGCCAGCGGTTACTGGTTTAACTCTATGCCATACAAATGAAGGAAATACAATAATAGAACCTTTTGGTAATATCTCTTTACATTGTATTCTATGTTTCGATTCATCTCGCATATGTGGGTCATAGTTTCTAAAATCAAATTCTAATTCACCACCTTTATATTCTGATCCGTCCGTTAACTGACAAGTCATAGATAGTTTTCGAATTTTACCTTTGTCGGGTCCTTCTTTTTCATAAGGTTTGTCCCAACTATCACAATGCCAATCATAATATTGGTTTAATTTATATTTTGTAAATTGACAAGATTCACTTCTGTCCCAATCATAATTCCAACCAGCAGCTTTATTTGCTTCGTGCACATAGGGATGTAATTCTTTATATATCCAAGTATCATTTAACCATACTAGATCTGATTTTCTTTTTTTCTGTATGTTTTTAATATCTTCTTTTGTTAATTCTTTGTTGTCATATCCTCCTGTTCTTGCAATGCTTTCTTTTTGTTGATTAGCATAAGCTATTACATCATCACAAAATCTAGGTGTTAACACACCACTAAAATACCAATAATAATTAGATATATTCATAAGTAGTTGTTAAAACAAAGTTTAAATTATCCTTTTGATTATTAGTTAAATAATACATATTAGTTGATGGAAACATTATAAATTTATTATTTTCTAATGGTATATCCCACGATCTTCCCTTACGTCTATTATCTTCATAGTGTATTCGAACCATACAATTTTTTACGTTTACACCATAAAGAAATGTATAATCGGGAGAGTTCTGCAAATCTATGGGATCTATATTTAATAAAGGAATTGTAGTCTCTTGAGGCTTATACATATTGCCCCACGTTTCTTTGTTAACTAAAGTAAAACCATACTCAAGATTGATGTGTTCTCGAATATAAGTATTTAACATATCCCAAGTTCGTGAAAATGGAAAAGGTGAATCTGTAATATTTGATTTTAAAATGTTTTCCTGTAATTCATTTCGGTCAATGTCCCAATCTTTAGGCATTGTTACATCACCATAATATAATGCTATTTCAGATAATACTTTCTTCTGCATACCACCACCATTTTTAATCTATGCGTTTTGATCTGTCAAGTCCCAACCAGTTGTATTATCAGCTTGATATGCTGATTCATTCCAAAGATAAGTCCATCTATGTGTGCCAGCATCATTTTGTGATTGCTGTTCAGCTGTTAATGCAGGTTCATCACCTATTGGTGATTGCCATCTAGCATCAGTTGTATTTTTTACCCAAGATGCATATGGTTTTTTAGGCCAAAAGATTTGATTATCTTCGTCCCATTCATAACCTATACCTGCGTAGTTTCCTCTAAAAGGCGTTCCGCCATTTTTATGTTGGTTGTTATATGTGTTGTAAGAAGTTTGAATCCACATTTGTGCAGGCCAATTATTGTGTAATTCTAAATATTGTTGACCTACTGTTTCATCTTCAACACCATCAGCATTTAACATATCTTTGTTATCAAGTGTTAACACTGATATAACTTTTCCGTTAGATCCTAGTTTTGCAAAATGTGCCATAATGTTTCTCCTTATATATTAATTTTAATTACCATTCAACTATTGAAATTTGTACCTAATTAGCACTATACCTGATCCTCCTGCTAAACTTTGTCCTACTGCGGGAGGACTATAATTTGATGAAGCGCCACCGCTTCCACCACCTGTGTTTACAGTTCCTGCTACCCCTGTTCTACTTGGCGCTGGTTGACCACCTCCTATACCACCACCTCCTGCACCTCCAGGTCCACCTGTAACTGGTCCACCTGGGTAAGGGGAAGTAATACCGCCTCCACCTCCTCCGCCTCCAGCGAAATATCTTGTAGAAGAAACTGGACCAGGAGTACCATAACTTGATGCTGTTGGACCAAAAAATGATTCAGCCACAAAACTACCAGCTCCACCTGTTCCTCCAACATTGCAGGTAGGAGCTGCTCCTCCTGCTACTCCTGCTCCACCACCAGCTGCTGCCGCATAAGAACCACTAGTATTAGGGCTATTACTTCCACCATCTTTACCTTGTGGAGGTGAAACCGATGGTGTATTACCTTGTCCGTGTGCAGCACAAGCTCTTGTATTATAACCTGAACCTCCTCCTGAGCCACCAGATCCAGCTGCGTGGCAATTTGAATTTCCTCCTGAACCTCCACCACCACCAGCAGATGAAATACCATTAAAACTTGAAGCTACTCCATTGTTTCCGCTTTGATAAGTTCCTGGTGGACTTGAAACACCTGCACCACCTGCTCCTACTGCTATTGGATAACCTTGTGCTGTAACTGCTCTTCCAGGACTACAAGCAGGACCAATTAATGGTGACATTAAAGGCGCTGAAATACATCCAGATGAATTAGTTAATCTAAAACCACCTGCACCACCTCCTCCTGCACCAGATCCATTGTGATGAGGTGCTCCACCTGATCCTCCACCTCCAACTACAACATAATCGACTTTATTTGATCCTTTACTGTTTCCTGCACAAGATACCGTAAAAGTCCCTGGTCCTGTAAAAACGTGTGTTTTAAAATCACCAACAGTAAGAGTAGCGTTTCCACCTGATGCAGCAACAAAAGCTGGGGCTTCACCTTCAGATGTATCTGTTGATTCATTTATTACTAACCAACCTTTAGTTCCATCTACATAAATAAAAGTTAATGCAGTACCGTTTGTAGAAAAAGTTAAATCATCAGAACTTGAACCACCAATTGGAGAACCATTTCTTCCCACTGTTAAATTATGTGTTGCAAAACTATAAGCGTAATCTTTAACACTAACTATGTTACCTGCACTTGGAGAGGCAGGTAAAGTCATTGTAACGGCTCCGCCAGAAGTATTAACAAAATAACCTTCACCATTCGCTGCTGTGAAAGTTGATGTTTTAATACTTCCTGTCTGCCAGTCTACAGTTCCTGTTCTACCAAATCCTGTTTGACTAGCACCAGTCCCTAATTGTACAGTAGTTCCAGAACCACCGATTGTAAGTGTGGAACCATTTCTTTTATCTATTTCGTTTACTTTTATTTTACTCATAATTAATTTTGAAATTTATACCTTATTATTACTATACCTGAACCACCTGCTCCAGAGGCTGGTGCTGGTGTTATCATACCACCTCCACCGCCACCTGTGTTAGTTGTTCCAGCATCTGCATAGTTACTAGCAGGAAGAGGACTTGCGTATCTTCCACCTTTACCGCCTCCACCTAAGCCACCAACATTGCCTGTATTGCTACTTCCAGCTCCTGCTCCACCACCTGAAAAATAATAATTTGAACCACAATTCTGTCCTGAAGTTCCAAAAGCATTTGGTACTCCTGCTCCTGCTCCACCTGCACCACCTACTCCTGGACCACCTGGACCTGGAGTAAAATTAGTACCAGCTACTGTTGCACCACCTCCTCCTGCTGAAGGAGCTGTGTTTTGTGGTCCTGAAGCGGACGATTTGCAACCATTACCACCATCTGTCCCTTGGGCTGGACTTACTGGAGGAGTATTACCTGTCCCTCCAACTGTAGGTCCTGGAGCTGAACCTGGATCATTATTACTTCCAGATCCTCCGCCAGAGCCACCAGGTCTACCTGGTCTTGTAGGAGCAACAGGTGCACTGTTTCCCCAATGACCACCGCCACCGCCACCTGTTGCTGTAAGAGTTGAAAAAACTGAAGGTGTACCATCATTACCTTGGTTACAAGGAGTTGGTTGTGAAGTAGCACCGCCTCCAACTGTTATTGGATAACCTGTTACTGAAACAGCCAATCCTGCGGGTGCTGCTAAAGGTTTTGCAGGATAAGTAGCTGGTGCTAAACTTGGAGAAGCGAATCTAAACCCACCGGCTCCACCGCCACCACCATAATAACCACCGCCACCAGAACCACCACCGCCTACAACAATGTATTCTACTCTATCAGACCCTGAAGGTGAACCTGCTGCACTCACACAAAAAGTTCCTGGCCCTGTAAAAGTATGTATTTTAAAATCTCCACAAGTAGCAACTGAGTTACCACCTGTTGCAGCTATATAATTACTGCCTGCCGCATTAAAACTATTATCTTGAACCGATCTCCAACCAACAGTGCCATCAATGTAGACTAAAGTCACTCCTTCTCCTTCACCTCCTACAGATACTGCACCTCCTGCTACACCACCATTAATTTTTTCTGATCCATTTGGATTAACTGATATTGCATTTGAATCAAATGTATTATTGTAATCTTGCAATGAAACAATTGCTCCAGCAGATCCTGCTGGTAAATTAACTGTAAAGCCACCAGATGTTGTATTACAAAAATATCCTTTACCACTTTCAGCTGTGAATGTAGAAGTTTTAATATCACCAGTTTGCCAATCTACTGTTCCTGTTCTACCAAAACCTGTTTGCGATGCACCAGATGCTAAAGCGATTGTATCACCGCTAGCGCCAATAGTAATAGTATTACTATTCTCGTTAATGATGTTTTGACCACATTGGTTTTGAACGTTATTTACTTTAATCGTGCTAGTCATTATTGAAATTTATACCTTATTACTACTATACCAGAACCACCACTTCGCCCTGCAAAAGGAGTACTAGGACTAGGAGCTCCACCAGAAGATCCAGCTCCACCTCCAGTATTTGTAGTTCCGTCTTGACCTATTTGAGCTGGACTTGTTACACAAGATGGATTTGCTGGAGAACCACCATTTCCTCCACCACCAAGACCACCTATTCCTCCTGGATTAGGGGATGGGTTTGGAGTATATACACCACCTCCACCACCACCTGCAAAATATTGCACACAACTTACACACTCTCCATTAGAAGCACCAAATGCTCCATTTGTAAATCCTGCTCCATCACCACCATCACCACCGCCTCCATTTGGAGTACCTGTTCCACCATTAAATCCTGATTGTCTAGCACCACCTCCACCACCAATTCCTGTATTATCAGATCCTGGAGAAGGATTGGCTGGATTTGTTACACCTAATCCACCTGGATTTCCTTGAGGCGGAGTTACTGGAGGAGTGTTTCCTGTTCCTGCAGCTTGAGTGGCATAACCACCTCCACCTGAACCGCCATTTGCTGCTGCACCTGCTCCAGGTGCACCATGACCAGCTTTTCCACCACCTGCTGATGTTATTGTTGAAAATACTGAATTATTACCTGGATTTCCTGGATTTCCTGGTCCCGGAGAACCTCCAGCTCCTCCACCACCTACTGTGATTGGATAACCTTGAGTATTTACAGGTAAAGCAGTAACACCACATACTAAAGGTTTAGCTGGATTACATCCTATTGCATAAGTTGTTGCAGAAGCTCTTAAACCTCCTGCACCACCGCCTCCTGCTGGAGTGTTATTATAATTAAGTCCTGGAGTTCCTCCACCACCAGCAACTACTAAATAATCTACTGTATTAGAACCACCCTCATTACCTTTATTAGAAACACAAAAAGTTCCTGGACTTGTAAAAGTATGAATTTTGAAATCTCCTGAAGTTGTTACGGTTCCACCTGTTGCAGCAACATATTGAGGAAATTGATTTGATGTCATATCATTAACAGCAAGCCAACCTTTTGTTGCATCTACATAGACAAAAGTCATTGACAAAGCCTCTTGAGAAAAACTTTTGTCTACTGCTTGACCTTCTATATTAGAACCATTTCTACCTACTGTTAGAGCATTTGTATCAAAAGTTCCTGCATAATCTTTTAATGCTACTATATCGCCAGCACTAGGACTAGAAGGGAGTGTTAGTGTAAATGTTCCACCTGTAGTATTACAAAAATATCCCTCACCACTAGCTGCTGTAAAAGTAGCAGTTTTAATACTCCCTGTTTGCCAATCAACAGTACCTGTTCTACCAAAACCTGATTGACTAGCACCACTTCCTAAAGTTACTGTATCACCAGACTCACCTAGTGTTAAGGTAGTTCCGCATTGTGGTGCAACTGTATTTACTTCTATTTTACTCATTAAACTACCACCAATGTTCCTGTTACTGTTATTGTATTAACAAAAGTTACTGGTCCTGCCAATACCGCGGACTCGATAATCATATCTTTATTATCTAAAGTTGCAGCATGCGTATAAATATTTTCTGACCCAGGTTTATTACCAATATATATTGTGTTGTATAAACTATCCATTTATCCTCCTATGCACTTATTGAATCAACAACGCTAACATAAACATCAGCACTAGATGCTGTATCTGACTCTACTTTTAATACGTCAGTGTTTTGCATCACAAATTTAGCACCACCTGAAACAAGCTCTACGGCACTGTTTGGTGGAATACTTAAATCTTTACAAATGTATCTTGTTGTAGATCCTCCTACACTTACAAAAACATCTATTTTAATTGCTGAAGTTACTATGTTTGCGATTCTGATTCCAATGACTGCATCATTCGAATTTGCTGTAAATATCGTACCTGCACTATTAGTTGCTTGTACTGCATATCTAGTAAAATCTTGTGCCATATTCCTCCTATAATGCTATTGCCATTGCAACAGCAAATCCGTTACTTGCCGCTCCTACGGGCGTTCCTGTTGAATCTAAATAAACTGATTTACTTGCAGGCATTGTACAAAATACACTTAGTGTACTTGAACCACCTGAATTAAAATTTATTTTCGACGTATTACCTGAAGAGTTATTTAAGACAGTAGTTCTTGCTAGAGTATCGGGCGTTGCATCAGTTACAGTACCAATACCTATTTCAAATAGATTAGTACCTTCTTCAAAGATAGCATAATAGGTTGTGTTACCATCACCTATTCCTGCAACAAAAGTTTGAAACCCTGTAACAGCACCTGCTAGGTTTAACGTACCTGTGCCTGCTGTCGTGCTCGTTTCTCTTACTCTATCATTTATTACTAAAGCCATTTACTCTCCTATTAACTCATGCTTATAATAGCATTAGCAGGTGTTGATGGATCAGGATAAGTAATTTTAAATGTTCCGTTAGTACAAGTTTTATCTCCACCAAAATCTAATACTACACATAACTTATCTGATTTATCATCATTATAAATAGCTGCAAATGCCGCTGTAAAAGTTGCGCTTGACCAAGTTGAATCTCCAAAGTCAACTGAAGCTACAGCTGTTGTAGATGCAACTGCTTGAGAACCTAAAGCTTGTCTCGTATAGTTACTACCTCCACCTGTGCTAACTTCATTCGTTGAAGAGACTACTGTGCTTGACGTTGTATAAACAGCACCAATTGATCCTGTGTACAAAGCTATTTTAAATGCATCCCCACCACTCGCAAAATTATGTGTTCCTGAGAACAACTCTCCACGAAATGAGTTAGGTATTACGTTTGCCATATTTTATCTCCTTAATATTCTGATGGAAATGGTGATTTAAGAGGTGTACGAATAACTCCATCTTGATATTCGTCTCTGCGTCTACGACCTTGTTGTTCAATCGCGTACGTTTGTAAAGCTTCTTTATAAGCGCCTTGATAGTATTGTAACATATCTACCGGACCTTTCAAGTACCCATATGCGTTTATCAATGATGCATATAAAAGTAGATCTTGATATTTATTAGATAGATATGTGCCTGTGCTACTTACCGTAGTATCTGTTAAGCTTACAGGTTGCTTAATGTAAGCCATTGTAATCTCATATTGAGCGTCAGGTGTGGGTGCAACTACCCAAAAATTAGCGTCCCAGTTAGCGTAGTATTTAGGTATGCCCTCTGATGTGCTTGGTGTATCATAATAAGTTGCCATATAAGACGGGTCTTTTTTTTCTAAAAATGTTTGAGTATTTGGATTTACATTCGTATTTTTTAATTGAATATATCTGATAACTCTTAAGTCAGCTGGAATTGTAACATATCTATTACCTGTAATTAGAGTTGATGTTGCATAAAATCTATTGTCATCGCTATCAGCTTCCCTATAAATTTTGTTTTCTGCGTTTACTATGAACGTATTTACAATTGAATCAGTTAATACTGTGCTACTAACTTCTGTATAGTTTCTAATGTCTGTTTGTAAGTTTGATAATGTGTATGCCATAATTATGCTCTCTCGTTAAGTGGTCCTACAAAACAATTAAACCCTCCTCCTGTTTCAGTTCCTGAGGCTGCACTCGGAAGCGTGACTGTAAAACTATTATATTCATAAACGGTTGTGTTAGCATCATTTACATACGATGTTTCAACTAGAGATGCAACTTTAAAAGATCCAAACACTGTTGAACCTGATGGATGAGCAACTGCTGTAGTTTTAGTTAAAGTTCTACCTCGGTACGGAACTGATGTTGCTCTTGTGCAACCTGTTAAATCGTTCCCTGATACTCCTGTGTATTCAATAACTTCATTTTGAAATGAACCATAACTTGCAGATGTAGAATCTGTATTAACAGATTCAATCATAATAAAACCTGATGTTGGAAAATTAGTAGTGCTTGTTAACGATATTGTAGTATCGCTTGCCGTTACAGCTGCACTTAATGTAGTTTGTAATTGTAAAGCATCAACAGATACTCCTCCTACAGGAAACTTAACATCACTAAATCTTACTTGATCATTTACTTGTAAACCACTATTAAAAAATGAAACTGTTAATGTTGTATTAGATGCAGTTGTAAATGGATCATTTGGTAATATATCATCAGTTGCAGGTTCAACTCTAGCAGGTCTGACAAAATTTAAAGCTTGTGGATCTGCTGTAAAAGGTCTTGGTTGAAGTTGTGGTTGTTTTTTTTCAAACTCTGAAATATGCACCCATGCACCATTCCATTCTCTAACCATTTCAGTATATGGAAATGCAAGTCCTGATCTATCAGATATTGATAAAGCAAATCTTCCTTGTGCAAACTTAGCCATAATTAACTCGCAGTTGGGTAATAAGTTTTAGGAGAAATGAAAGCACTTGTAGGTGACCCATCTTCTGCAAGAGCTCTTGCTAACTCATCCTCATACAATAATTTTAATTGTTGTGTTCTGTCTAACGCCCATTTTTGCGATAGATAAAAAGCTAAACCTGAAACCATACAAGGCACGAATCTATTTGGTATGTCACCAACATTATCATATGCACCTGCATCTGTTATTCTTTTTACAAAGTTAATATAAACATAATTACCTGCCGCTGAAGAGTCAGGTGTTTGATATAAAGTCATTGTAACTTTATCTATAAATCTTTGAACCCAAAATTGTGATGGAGTTCCTAACGCAGTTTTATTTGAAAAAGCTGTGTAAGTTGATCGATCAACTTTTGTTAAAGGTGAATCTGATTGATTTGTATTATTATAGTTTTGTCTATAACTTGCTTCTAAAATATCTGCTAAACCATACGTTGATGTTGTACTAGTTCCACCTGCTGTTGTTGAACTTGCACCATCTGCTGTTGATCTGTAAAAAGTATATTCAGATTGACCTTCGGTTAATAAAACATTTGTGTTTCCAACTTCCCAATAATGTAGCCCTCTGTTTCCCCATTCTTGAAATAAAATATTTAATGATCTTCTAGCGGTTTTTAGTTGATAACCTGTAATTCCTTGAACTCCACATCTTTCATATGCATCTTCAATTACTTCATCAATTGTAAATGTAGATTCAAAAGTTGCTTGGTTTGATATTGATCCTGCCGCAGGAGTAAAAGCAGTTGCACCCATACCACTATGGTTTGAACAATAGTAATATAAAGTTGGAGCATAGGTTGCTACAACTATAGTAGTATTGGCTCCTGCATTTCCTGGTGTTCCTGTGGTCGTTACACCTGTTGTGTAAGCTGTTCCACCTGCGTGTGTACCATTTGCAGTCGTAGAAAAACGTAAAGGATGCGTACCACCTGCACCATTTGTAGAATCACTTTGATCAAAGATATATGTATTACCTTCAATTAAATTAAGATCAGGACTCACAGAACCATTAATATAGAACTTATTACCTGTTCCATATTGGTTAGTCCCTGAAGCTACAGTGACTGTATAAGTAATAGTAGCCATTCGACTACGCTCCTGTGATCGTTACCGTAACGCTTCCGTCTGTACCAGAACCTTGAGTTAATGTTGCGCAAACCCCATCTTTAAACAAAATTCCAGAACCAGGAACATATACTTCTAAGCCTTCAGTTCCATATTTATATGTAGCTTTTAAATTACCTGCACCAGCTCCACCTGTTGTAGCTGAATCATGTAATAATAAAACTGAACCTGCTATTCCTTTTCCTTGAATAGAAGTAATTCTAGTTCTAGCTGCTCTCAATACTGAAATCGCACCAGTATCTTTTTGTAAGGTTGTTTGATCACTTGAATATGATGTTGCCATTTTT